AGCCAGTTGTCAGCATTTTTGTTGAACTCGTCCAACTTGCCTGCTCGCTTGCCTGCTTCGTAGCGTGTACGAAGTTCGTAGCTCAGGCTGGTAACCAGAGCGTATGCGGCAGATACTTCTTTGCTCTTGAAAGTGGTAACTTTGCCAGTCAATACATCTGATGGGTCAGGCAAGTCTGCGGCATGCTTGCGGTGTGCCATAAACTTAATTGCCATACCTTCACCAACCAAGCCAGCCACCATGTCAGTGTTGGCGCTGTCGGGCATGTCGTCATCCAACATGTCGCTTACGAAGCTCCATGTACGTGGAGTAGAGAACGCACGGTCGTGTTGCGTAGGATCAAAGTTGTACAAGTCACCTTTGAACTGCTTTAAGAAGCCAACCACGTGTGGGTGGATCTCGTTCATGATAGCCCATTGTTCCCAGTCCTCAAAGTCCACACGGATCTCCAAGTGCATGAAACGATTGGCAAGTGGGCTAGGCATACGATAGGTAACACCCTTATCGCCCATACGGTTACCAGCAGCAATCATAACAACATTGCCTGGCAATGTGTACTGACCCACCTTGCGGTTAAGGATAAGTTGGTAAGCCGCGGCCTGTACAGCAGGAGGAGCAGAGTTCAGTTCGTCTAGGAACAAGAACACCACATCGTGTTTTGCGGCAAATTCTTCTGTAGGCAACTCTGAAGGGGTAGCCCACTTCATAGTATTGTCGCCGGCACTGTAGTAAGGCACACCTTTAATGTCGGTGGGATCCATCAAGGCCATACGCAAGTCTACAACTGCGGAGTTGGGCCATTCTGCGGCAACTTGGTTTACCATATCGCTCTTGCCGACCCCGGGAGGACCCCAGACAAATACTGGACGGCGTTTTTGTACGGCACGGCGCAAAATTGGTTTGCACTCGCTAATCTTAACTGTACGGGTTTCTACTTGATTTCCCATTTTGGTGGCTCCTACTTAGGGTTTGTTGAACATGTATGTATTATAAGGCATTTAGTTGCGGTTGTCAACAACTAAATGCCTTGTGGTTTTTACGCAACAGCTTGTTCTTGGGCTGGCATAACTTGTGCAATGAATGCAGAAGCATCAATTGCTTCTTTGGTCATTGGGGCAGGCAACTCAATAAACTTGACATCAGTGCAACCTGCACGAACCAAGGTACGAGTACGGCGCTTGTCGTTGGTATAACGAACAGCACCTTTGCCTGTTTTAGAAACAGCATAGCCCACGTGGGTAAATGTTTCACCAGCGATAACTGATTCAACTGCGGCCTCAACTGCTTGGGCGGTAATTTTAGACATAATAACTCCTGTGTGTTTAAGTGTGTATTGCAGAACCGTTCCGCAATGTTTAGATTATACTATTGATCCAGATCCTTGTCAACCTGTTTTTGATTCTTTTCGCGTCTTTTGTAGACTTTTTTGCTTTCCACAACTTTAGCCCGAAAAGGGCTGTCAGCATGGTACAGCTCAATAGCTCTACGCTTGGTACGCTCTAGTTTCAAAGTGATTGTAGTCCGTTTCATAGTGTTACTATTATATGGCTGTTTGAGCCAGAAGTCAACCTGTTTTTGGCTCTTTTTTGACGAAAAAGTGTTGTATTTCTGCAACAATTAGCGATTTGCTAGGTCTCTTGCGTGTCTTAGTACTTGACTCATACGTACAAAGTTTACACTGGCTAATTCTAGTAATAAATCAACTGGAGTCGTTGCAATGCTGGCCATGCCAAACGCTATTTCACCCATGTCTGCAAAGTATTTGGCGCTGGGCCATCGGGCTTGTTTGAGTTGCCAAGCATCAATCAATAAACATTCTTCACCTATAGAGCGTAGGTCGATGCGCTTGGTTAGACCAGGTTTGCTTTGTGCAGTCAGCAGTTTGATAGCAATTGGCTCGTTCCATATATCAGTGCGTTCAAACGTCCGTGCTATGGTATGGACTAGGAACGCTTCAACCTCGGGTTGCAAATATGTTTTGCTAACACCCTGCGCTTCAGACACCAATTCCCAACCTGCTTGAACATACGGTTGCCAATTCTGCATAAAAATATTTATACAGAGTTTGAAAGTTACCGGAGCTAACCTTTTCCCTGCGCTCGTCTACTTAATCCGTCAAGCCAAAGAATGATATCATCGTTTACTAGGCGGATTTCCATTGCATCCTGCTCACCAAAGATACGAAAGTAGCCAGCACCATGATAGTAAGGCCAATCTAGATGTTGCTCAAGTCCTATCAGGTGACCAGGTTTAGGGCTCCACCCCGGGGTACATTGGTATGACCAATAGCGAAAGTGAGGCTTCATCAGTTCCCAACCAAAAGTGGTCAAGCGTAGACCTTTGCGCCGACCTGGCTGGTAGTTTTTAAAAACAGTATATTCGGTTATCTTGGTATTTTCCCAAATGTGCGGAATTGGGTACTGAGCCAAGTACTCAGTTATCTTTGTAGGAAGTTCCTTGCTCATTGATCTTACGACCTTGCTTCAATTCAACAACACTGAAGTCTGTTGTTTTAAATAACTTGTTTAACTTGTCTGCTAAGTTAAACGCATGTCCAGGATTAGAGAAACTTACCTTTTTATATTTTGGTCCAGGGTAGCTGATTAAACTATTTAAGGTACGAAGATTTATAGGTCTGTCTTGATGAAACACAGCATAAATTGCATCAGCCGCAAGTACTTCTTCGCTCTTGTAAGTTCTTGGGTTTGTATAGGTCAACAGGATATTAGGCTTGGGTCTACTCATGCATTTATTTATCAAAAGTAGGTAGTTAATGAGCCACTTAAATCATGTCTTTTGGGCTAACAGTAGCCAATTTATTACCATGCACAATAATACAACTGATCTCAGCTCTGGCCATTGGTGTTGCTACGGCGGTAAATGTGCGGGTCTTAGAATTTGCCCACATTGTGACAAGTATAACATCGTCAATTTGACCAACCATTACAACTTCTTCATTTAATGAACGAAGTTCTTTTGTTAGATCTTCAGACGGTCCGCAAGTCCATTGAGAATTGAGTTTAAACACTTCGGCTGCAACAGGCCATGCAAAAAAGATACAAAAGGCAAGGAGGGAAATGACCCCTAATTTAATTGTAGCTGGACGCCAGCCACTCGGTATGTTGTTGAGCATTATCACTTGCCTTTTGTAAACTGTACTTACCGCAAAACTTCATAAAATGTGGTCCTACTTGGGAATTTTTAGGCTTTTGTACAGCTTCGGCAATGGTAGTGTCAAGCTCAAGTTTAATGTGATCTGGTTGAGCAGTTAGGTCAATGATAGCACGGTTACGTTCATAATCGTCACGCACCAAGTGTTCGACCCCTTCATGGTCGGCCCAACGTTGCAGCATGAGATTGTTCCACATGAAGCCCTTGTTGTTGCGATCAGCAAAGGCTTCTTTTAATCCAACTTTGTTTTTGGTGCCCACAGTACGCACACCTGGAAATGCAGAGAACACGTTATCAGATGTATCGCCACGCATGCACTTTTCAAACAACAGCCATTCTGGCTCGGGTGCTGGTTTTACTTCTTTGGTTTTCTTATCTTTGACTGGTTTACCTTTTTCATCAAAGTAGCCTTCATGTGTGGTCAGCACACCAGTGATGCCATTGAACAACTGAACGTTGGGTGCAATCAATTGTTCAAAATCTGTATCGCTTGAAACAATCACATGGTTTTCATCTTTGTGCAATTGAATCCAACGTGCAATAAAATCGTCAGCTTCGCACACAGGATTTTTAAGAACAGTTACATTGGTCTTGGTGCTGATGTATTCGTAGAACCGATCGAAGCTTTCCCAGAACAGTTTTTCTTCTTCTGCTTCCTTGGGGGTTTGTGCAGCACGAGCATCGCTACGATTGGCCTTGTAAGGCTTGTATACATCCTTGCGCCAGCTTCGACCCTCAAAGCAGAATACCACATGCCGGCCCTGGCGATCGCGCCATTGACGCAGGACCGAAGCAAGGATAATATGGTAGCTCATTGCAACACGCTCTTCAGGATCACCAGCACGGATCACATGACGGGCACGAAAAAATAAGTTTGCAGCATCAACGATTAAGTAGCTCATAGTGTATTATAGCAGTTTAAATGAGTGTTGTCAAGTGCCAGGAGGCGGATCATACGGTGTTATGCTAACAACTCCATCAATCAGGTAATCAATGGGCCGAAGTGCAACTGGCTCAGGTGGTGTATAAACTATCTGTATACTATCACTGGGCATGACAATGCCAGATTTAATAACCTGACCAAGTACACCAATGCGATTGATTGGAGGAGACCCTGGAGATTTTCTCCAAGCAAAATATTCGTCTGGAGTCCACATTGCAATACAAAATTTAAAACAAAATCTTCTAAGAAAACAAATCTTGATTTGAGCGGTATCACCGAACTGCAATACACTGCCTTGTGATAGACTATTCCATGCTAAGTTTTGAGTCAGTATATTTTCTCCAAGCTGACCAGCTTGTAGATTTTTGTTGTATAGCTTGTTTAGATCGGTATAACGTTCTTTGGATAGAATACTGACTTGACTAAATGCTTCTATTTTAAAAAACTTATCATCAACCATTCTTACGCCGGGTGTTGAGAAATGTCGATCCCCTACCACACCACCAGGTTCTAAAGCAATTTTATCTTGTGGTAGTTTTGCAATACTGAAAGATTTTAATTGAGCAAATAAGCGATAAAATTCTTCATTGGCAGTATCTAAGCGACTGCATAATGCATGCAA